TTCTAAATTGTTCTTCACTAGTATTTGCAATAGTTTCTTTTTTCCACTTTGCATCTCTGCCTGGAACTTCATTCCATTGGACCTCGATGGGAACATAACTGTTCTTTCCTTCTACAGCATCCATCCACATTCGGTAGTACATGTTCAGTCCCTTTGGCGTAGAAACTATAAGAACCTTTGTGGTCTTACCAGATGAAATTGTAGGATACACCGAACTGAAGAATTCTTCTGCAACACCCTGTGGGACATATGCAAATTCGTCCATAAAAATCATGTTGAACGAACCACCACGAACTGCACTGGATGAAGTTGCGGATGCAAGAATCTTTGAACCGTTTTCTAATTCAATAGAACCTTTGTTCCATTCCATGATTCCCTGTTGCATCCATTTGGGAAGATGTTCATAGGCAAGTTTTAATCTACCAAGAAGTTCTCTTGCAGTTGCAAGTTTATTTGCAAGCACAGCAACATTTACACTTTCATTGAATAAAACATAGTGAAGAAGATATGCAATAACAGTAGTAGACTTACCACTCTGTCGTGGAAGTTTGGCAATAACAAATCTATGGTTGTGTACTTTGTTTATAATATCAGATTGAAAGTCATATAAATCGAACGGTATAAGTCCCTCATCCACATTCACAATTTGAATATATGTTCTAATAAAATATTCGGGGTCATCAGCACATTTCAGATATTCTTCTACTTGCTCTTTAGTAAAATTAACTGGAACATCGGATGCTTTTAGGTTCTTGTTTCCAAGATATGAATCTCTAGGATGGGTCATCGTTCATGTCTTCTATCTGTTGAACATTTTTCTTTACGAGGGCCTGCAAGTCTTTTGTAGAACCCACAAAGATAGATTGGTTTGTTGTGTTGTGTTGGTTAAGAGTAACATCTTCCTTCTTGATGTCCTTGATTTGCTTGTGCAGGGATATCAAGTCCTTATTTGCTTCCGACACACTCTTGATGAGTTGAGAAACAACTTCGTATGCTCTAGGGGATTCCCCTTCGGATGCAACAGAAAGAATACCGTCAATCGCAGTAGTACCCTTATCAATAATATCTTTTAGGTTATCTCGAACATCAGTATAATCTTTTTCAAGATGAACTTGTTTTGGTTCTGGGGTATGTACGATTTCTGTTTCTATAACATCACCCTCAATCACTTCATGTTCTATATTTAATGCATCACTGATGCGCTCATTCACTTTTTTCTTTGCCATTATAATTCTTTTACATTTTTTGATATTGCATCCGATGGCGCCACCATTGCACCTTTCTGTGCTTGCGGCCGGTTCTGGGAAGCAATCCAATCCGTACCATCTTGGTTAATGCAGTTGCAAGTATTCTCAATACAACATCTTGGGGTGGCGCCTGGTTTGTGGGATTCAATGTGGTCATATTCGCAGTCTTCATTGCAACAACACCATCCTTCAAAACAAGCAACACATTGACCATTTTTATCTATCAAACAACAAGGATTCATCACCCAAGCACAATGTCCTTCAAATTCACACGGTATCTTGATGGGCGCAGGGGTCTTCGCCGATTCTGCCGCTTCTTTTAAACTTTCTCTTAAATATTTTTTAAAATTTAACATTTATATTCTCCTTATGGGTTGGTATTATATGTATTGCCTGCGTAATCCATAGAAGCACCAAATACCCATGTTAGTGTATCTGATGAATAATCATCAATTGCAGATGCCGAACCAGAAGGACCAGTAACAAAAGTTTCTAACATTGATAATGCTCCTGTTGCTCCAGAAAGACCATCGCCACTTCCTGTAAAATCGCTGTTCCATATTGTTGCATCAACTTGCTTGATAATTTTAGATGATTTGACAGGACCATAAACATAAGATTTTGCTAAAAACTCAAAATCAAATTGAAGATTTCTTCTTGCATCAAAATCGCCTTCATAGTCTTCGGTGATTGCAGTAGATTGTAATATAACAGGCATGTCAATTTTTGAGTGAAGACTGGTCATATTAATAGTAACATTAAATTCTGGAGTAAAGTATGGTAAAATTTGTTCTACTATTTGCAGTCCATCATCCATATGTCTAACAAAAGCAGACAACCTAAAAGAAAAATTATACGGAACTTCTGCATAATCAAATGATACACTCGTTACACCAGTATCGGCCATAAGAGTTCGCTGACTCATTGTATTTCTTTTTCTCTGTCCATCATAGTCCATAGAGGTTAATTCAAACCCAAGCCTTGGAAGAGTAATTGCTACTTTAGTATCATCTGTAATTGAACTAGATTCGCTAATTCTTCTAATAAATTTTTCACTAGGTCCATATGAAATAGGAACTTTGATTTGTTCTTTTGTAGTTCCATCTGCATTTTTTCTAGTAACATAAATGTCATTAAATAAAGACCCAAAAGCAATTACTACGTTTCTTACTGAATTATGATAAAATGTAGTAAACATTATAGATTACCCTCCATTTTAATCCGCGGATATAGATGTGCCGAAGGATGGCCCCTCCCAAGCGGGTCCCAAGGAACAATATCAAAATAGTGGCCTGGAATTTTGCTCTCGTTATGGTGGCCGTATCGTAAAATAACTGCCAGTCTATGCGACCCATCTACGCAAAAAAATGCATCTTGATTTGGCAAAATATGTAATCTAATTCTTTCTCCACTGGGACATTTTCCAAATCCATTAGTATGGAACGAATCTATAAGGTTTTTATAACGATTAGAGTGCCATTCGCTGTCTTTCTCTGGCTGAGTGTGTTTACAATAATCTAAATATAAGTCCAAGTTTAGATGGTATCCCCTGCCATCGCAATGTTTACATTTATCTCCGTCACACTTGGGACATGTAACAGAATCTTCAAGTGATTTATAATGAACTGAATCTTTTATTTTGAATAAATAATGACCGAAATCTTTGTCCTGGATTTTGTTTGGTAAATTGTCTGTCGTCAAACATTTTGCATTTCTAATAATAATTTTATTTAAATCTATCCACTTATGTGCCATTATAGATTACCCTCCGAGAATGGGTCAGTATCAGTAAAGTCAAAGATGGAATCCCCACCCATTTCAAAATCATCTGCATCATCATAATCATCTGCAATGACAACCGTTCGTATCGCTGGGTCTAATGTATTTCCTGCGATATAGAATGCATCTGAACTTGCACCACTAACTCCAGCAGTAACACTCGTTCCTGTAACAAATCCTGTTGCGCCAGAAGGTCCTGCAACGGTTAGTAAATTATATCCTGCACCATCCGGTCCAGCAGTTCCTCCAGTAGCCCAATTTAGAACAGTTGCATACCATGATGCACTTACGCCACTAGGTCCAAATCCAGCAGTTCCTTGATAAACATATTCACCAACACTATAGTTAGTGGTATATCCGCCAGTAACATAAATGTTGAATGCAATATTTTCTGAAATATCTTCAACCCTATCAATATCAGTAAATCCAGTAGTGAAATCTTCTTCACTATATTCAAAGAGTTCACATGAAAGTTTATATGAATGAAGTCTACCCAATTGATAAAATGGATTTTCATGTTCTACAAATTTAATTTCAAACAAACCCTTTGAGAGAGGAAGATATATTAAGTCCCCTTCTCTAGGTCTATTAATTGAACTTTCGTGAGATAAATATCTTTCAAATTGCTTTTTAGATACAACAAATTCCACAGTATCTTTTATTTGAATACCAAACTTAGAAGCAAAATCACCTTCACCCTCAAATCCATCAACACTGGAAATATACATTTCGATATTGATACCCTGTTCAAATTTAGAAATAGTATCTTCTCCAAACAAGAAATCTTTATTAACCAATGTTCTTGGGATATAGATTACATCATGTCCATAGATTTTAATTGATTCTGTGGTTAAATCTTCTATTAAACCTTGTTCGGACTTAATCGCATGTTTGAAAAACTTATTAGTCGCCATTTTAACCTACTATAAATTCAGGTGGAAGTTCATACATCTCTTGAACTTGGTCTTCTATTTTATCAATTTCTGTTTGTGCTTGTTCCATTAATTCTCTACCGTTAAATTGAACTCCGCCTGGAAGTTGAATTCCGTCAAATTTTGATAAGTTAGAACCCCATTGTCTTTTAAATGTTGCCGTAACATATCGTTTTAACATTCTATCTTTGTAAATTTCTGGCCATGTTTCTGGGTCTAAAACCATGTATGCTTCTGCAACAAGATAATCACCGAGAGTTGCATCTTCACTCCATTTCATATCGATTTTTAGTCGATTAGTTACTCTACTAAATCTAATAGATTTTTCAGGTTCAAGAATATCTTGAACGAGTGAAAGGTGTCTTTTGGTTATATCATAGTGCATCAAAGATTGGTTAGGATTTCTTAATCCATAAAAATCATTTAATGCCATTTGGTATCTAACATCAAAAAGATTTACAGTACCTTCACTAAACTGGAATAATCTTGTAACAGAAATTACACTGTCATCAACGGTAAGATATTCATTGTCAATATCTGTTTGTGTAATTTGATGTTTAAGATAAGTCTTTTCTACTCCATCAAAATGATATTCTGCAAAGAATTGCAACGCATCGTCAATTCTATCTTCCAGTTGAGCATCATCTACATTAATTTCAATAACTGGTGCGCCAAGTCTTCGTAAAGCGTAATCTTTTAATGTTGCTCTTGATGTGGGTTGTGCCATTTATAACTGCTCCTAGTATTATTATACAAATATATGTATAAGTATAACAAACCCTTAAGTGGAGTTATTCAAATTCTTCATCTAAATTGAGTTGTTGTTCTAAATACATCAATTCTCTAATAGATTTGATATAAACATCTCCCTTTTTCCAAGGAAATTCCTCTGGTATCTGCCACTTACCGTTTGTTATAATGTGTTTTTTACCTTGGGTATAGTGTCTGTTTAACCCTTCTGGTAAAGAATATTCTGGGTCAAATTCATTAAGAACTTTTATATCAAATTTGTTTCCGTTTATAAAAAATTTATCACCGTAGTGTCTAAAATCACCCATATAAATTATTTATAAGAGTTTGGCCTAAAACACATCCCAAGACTTATTGTTTTGCCTTCATTGGTATCTCCACTTTCTAAGTGAGCCATTCCTAAACAAGACCAACCACCATTACCACCATCGTCAATGGCCGAATCTGGACTGCTGTTACTTCCTTGGTGATGACAGGAATAATGTTTTAATACTTGCATCACTGAAGAGCCTGGTGTTTTTTCTTTCACAATCCACATACCTTCTCTTTCTTGATTGGTCCTCGGCTGACCACCACCACCTTGGTTTGGTTGTCGTAATAGAAAAAGAGTATCTTTCGCAGTATAAGAAGTTTCTGCCGGTAATAGACTCATTGATTGTCCGTAAATATCGCAAGCGCCTCCGTCTGGTTTTAAGGAGTGTGATTGGTCGAGATAACTATATGTCGTTTCACTTATTTTATAGGGTATTCCTGGATTATCTGCATCTTGTCCTGCATTGTCCCAGTTCCCTGGCGGAGTTCCCAAACCTTCCCAACCTGCTCCTTGTGCGCCTTCTCTGTTGAACATCAATTTACTTCGCGTCGATGATTGGTTTAAACCATTTGTAGCATTTATTCTTGCAACTCCACCAACATAAAAATAATCATCAGGGCAGTTTGAAGGGGGACAATTGGGGTCACAGTATTCTTTAAATGTTATAGGGTCTGACCCGGTCCAGTGGTCAAAGTTTCCATAATAAAAATTTCCTTTACTGTCGCATGTACACCAACCTTCTTCCTGGTCACTTTTATCTTCATTCGAGTAACTATGAGTCCCCTCGCAAGGATTTTGAGTCGAATTCCAAAAGTAATCAGGCACCCCGTAATCTTTAACTTCACTCCAAGCACTTATTTCTGTATTATTACCATCAGAACCGTCAGTCCATGCACTGTCTTTAGCATAATAAGTATTATTATTTTCACGAATGCCGTTTAATACATTTTCTGGAATAGAAGACATTCGGAACACTATTACCTCATGGAAATTTGTGACGCTTGGGGAAACCACATTACTAAAATAAGGCCACGACCCTGTAATTGTTAGTATATTTTTTTCAATTGCACCATTTTCTGACCAATCTCTCGCGGGCCTACTCATAGAAGGCATCACAGTCATGCCAGATGGAACTCCGGGATATCTCTCTCTATTTGTAAATGGGGTAGGATGGCCTTCGCCATAGTAACCCTCTTTTAAAATTTCCCTTTTCCAAACACTTTTAGTAATTGTCCAGTTATCGGGGTCGGTTGAACCATTTTCATTAAGACGACAAGCATGAACTACTGCTTTAACAGTTTCAAGTGTGATGTTGTTCGGGACAAAATTACTGTGTATAATTTTTGTAATAAGAAAAACATTTCTTGATACCCACACTAAATTTCCATATTCAGCGTCAAAATCAAAGTCAAAAATTTGGCCAAAATCGTGCTTGATTTTAACTTTACCATCAACAGGGTCGCATTTTAATAATACCAATTTATTACTATTGTCTTCATCGAACAAAGCCGGGTTTGCTGTTGAGTCGGTAAAAATGCCACCAACCCACATCCACATTTCTGGAATGCCTTCTGAGTCTAAAGCCCATCCATAATCGTCTGGTTGTAAATTTCCCATAAATGTCATATTATTTTACTCTACTGCCGATACTTCGGCATCAGGTGCATCGAAATCTGCAAAGGTGCAATATAGATTTGTTCCGTCAGACACCATAGAAATTACCACCTGTTGCCCTGCAAGAACAGTACTAGGAACAATATTGTTTGCAAAATACATTTTTAGTCCTGCAACAGTTGGGTCTGTCCCAGAATTATATTTAAGGTTTCTATTTGTCGAACCAGTATTTCTACATATGATGCTATATGCTCCGCCTGTTTTGTGGGCACTAACTGCTACAATGTTAAAATCACCACTACGCTGAATTAGAACACTATTACCATTGTCGCAATTTAATGTCGTAGCGCCTGAAGTCAATGTTGATGGTGAATATGCTTGTCCATCTACTTTAATATTCCCTGCACATTCTATATCGCCAGTAACCCCAAAATTCCCATCGACAGATAAATCTTCTTTTATATCAACTCTTTGATTGTGGTCGGCCTCTGTATTTATCGTAATCACAACAGTATCGTTGGTCCCCAATCTCAACCCATCGTCTGAAGTTGTTCTTATCTCTGCGGTTGTCTGGTGGGAATATATGTCCAGAACGCAATCTGAGGACGAGGTATCCTGAAGTCTAATTGTTGGACTATTCTGATGTTTAATATGAATATCTTGTTCTGGAGAAACATGGCCAATTGAAATTGCACCCGCACCTGCATCACCCGCAGAAGAAGTTTTAATTTGGAATGAGTCCTCAAAATTATCTAGTTCAGATGTGGTGCTTGGGTATTCATTAAACAGTCGAACATTTCTATAATTATCTACACCTCCACTAGTTCCATACACTAAAATGTCGCCATTTGTTGGTACAGGAGTATTATGGTCTGTTATACCGTCATTGTTTACACTAACATCACCGATGAGTGCGGCCTTACCCATATTTGAAATTCTAATAATATGATGGGCTGCCAGGTATGGTGAACGGAGTGTTGCATTTGAAGAAGCCACGCCGGTGTATACATCTACTTCTGTACCACCACCATCATCAGTAATACTTGTTGTGGCCGCATCTTCCATACCACCAATTTGTCCTGCGGTATATCCATCGAAACCACCGAATGCACCACCACCCGGATTTGCACCGATGAGGTGTCTACCTCTCAAGTCTGGTGTCTTCGCGGCAATTACTGTAACAGCATCAATGTTGCCGCCAGTGGAATCTTCGCCAACTGTAATAGTCATCGCACCTGCGTTAAATATTAATCCGTGAGGTGAAATTTCAGTATGTGTTTCACCACCGGCAGAGAAACCACCTACAAGATAATCTGGGTCTACAAGAAGAGTTCCTGTTGTTCCAGAAGATTCAGTATATGAAATAACACTTGCATTAACACCTATACCAGTATCCGTACAAGTATTACCGGCCTCACAAGCCTGTGTAAAACCTGTTGCCTCGCCCTCGGTGAATGTTACATCACATGAAATCCAATATCCATATTTTGTTCCGATGCGAGTATAATATTCTGGATATGTTGCAGTACCTACAGTACTACCATCACAAAGTTGCCATCCATCTGGTACATTATATGTTTCTCCACCCCAAGGGCAAATTTCGCCAACAGGGTGTACCGAATCAAGACTTACTGTATTTTCACCACCAACAACAGTACCAACATAATTTGTAACTAATCCCCTGTCATCGGTTGAACCACTGACAAGAGTAATTATAGGTTTTACAACACTTCCAGCGGAAAGTGGCGCCGCGGCAGTTAAACCACCAGAACAACCAGCATCGAGAAACCAAACATCAGAACCTGTCAACCCAATGATTTCTCCTGGGTTTGAAATGAAACTGGCAGTATTAATTTCTCCTTGATATACAATAGTAAATTGATTTCCGTTTACACTTTCAACAACACCTACTGCTTCTGCATTTACAACACTATCTGCCCGAGCGAGTTGAAAATCTCCTGTTGCACCATCAACAGAGTTTAGAACATATCTAACAACAGTACCCGCAGAAAAACCATGTCCTGCTTGTGTTTTTATAGCACGGATAGACCTTCCGTCTGCTCCGATTGCGCTACTTAAATTAAATGCTGAATTTGCCATTTATAAATTATCCTCCTGCATCATGTATTGTGCAATGTACGAATGACGGGTCGATTCCGCCCGCGCCCAAATCTCTAACCTCAAAGGTGCATCCTGTAGTACCACGATGAGTTATCGTAACACTTCCATAAGTGGTAGTCGCTCTTTCGCAGTTTGCATTAACAACATATGCGGTATTTCCCAAATCGTGTTGTATACCGTACATTCCAGCACTAGCCGGATGTCGCCAAGCAGTAACTGTACCAATATGATTATCTACAGATAAGTTGGTCACACCACTCCCACCAGTTCCCGCAAATGTAAAACAAAATCTAGGACCTACACCTGTTACTGCTCTTGCACTACCCATTTATGTTACATCCTTTGCTAGTATTACTTGAACCGCCATATCTGCTGAAGTTCCAGAAGTACTTCTTGTTTCTATTTCTACTCTATTTGTTCCAAATGTACCGCCCATAGCAATACCACCACTTCCTCCGTGTACGGTGGCAACCACAGAATAATTTAATGTTCCAAAACCGTGGGTAATTCCATATAATCCTGTAGTAATTTTACCAACGGTAATTCCACTTGAAGAACTTATCTTACCACCCGTTGATGATATACTAACTCTTCTCATTGTTGGCGCACCACTGTCTGTTTCCGCGGCAATTCTTGCACCAACATATTGTACTACATATCCACTTGTTGCACCCAAACCAATCAGTGTTGGTTTTCTAATCATACCTGCGTCTGTAATTTCAGTACTTGTTACTTCTCCACTACCACCTGCACTTCCAGAAAGGAAGTATGCACTGCCTGGTATAAGTGTAGAACCTGCAACACCACCAAGTGCGGTGGTAAAAGAACCATGAATTTCACCGTTCATTGTAACCACAAACTGATTTGCGTTTAGTACTTCGGATACTATACCAAATACTTCCGCATCTTCTTTAGTTTCTGCGTGTGCTAATTGACATGCACCTGTAGAAGTAATTCTTACTGCATGTCCAAATGTGAATCCGTGTGCTGTAGATGTGAATAGTTTCTTATTTACACCATCATATATTCTAACCATTCCATCTTCGTCAAAGAATATACCTTGTGTAGTTCCAGTACATCCTGTTCCCATATGGGACAATTTCATAGAGTATGCATTTTCAAAACCTGGACCACAATTTCCTGGCAATCCACCAGTAGAAATCATAAGTCCAGAACCAGTTCCACTGTTTGTTTTGAATCTTAATCTGTCATCTGTAGACATCAAAGCACAACCACCAGTGAATGCAATATTCTGGTTACTATGCCATGCGCCGGAACAACCCGCCGCTATTAATGCACCATAATCAGATTGTGGTTTCCATAAAAACGATGCGGAAGCCCCTTGATTTCTCATTACAATCATTCCACCACCGCCACTGTTACCAATGTTGACATCTGCTGTACCGGCTTCGCCTTCGACTGCACCTAATACAATATTAAAGTCATCAACAGAAAGTTCTATAGAATTAATTCTAGTAATTGTTCCGCCAAATACAACATCACCATGAAAAGTGATACCCTTTGTAACATTTGCACCAATTTCAAGTTGAACTTGACCACTTTGATTAGTGGTAGCACTGACACCATCACCACCTGTTACAGAATAGGCAGTTATTTCATTAAGTTTTCCAATAATATCTCTATTGGTAACTTGCATCCATTCGTAGAATGTATCTCCCAATACTAAAGGAGTAATATTTACTGTATTATCATCTGATGCGGGCATTAATTAAGTCCCTTTATTATTTCTTGAACCATAGATTTAATTTCATTAATTTCATTCTTTATAATATTTATATCATTTTCATTAAGCTCAACCTGATTACTTTTTTCTTTTCTCTTTTTCCATGCAT